AAAGATAGTCACCGAGATATTGGGTTATACTCAATCATTAGATTCGATTCATGGATGTGATGCTTTTAACAATGAAAGACCAGTAGAAATTAAGTGTGAAACTGCCACACCTTTGTCTGGTAGAGCGTCTTGGACATCTACTAATAATGACACCAAGGTGCAAAAACTCAGAGATTCAGACCAAGAGTTTGTTCTTGCTGGGTGGTCTACAAAGGGTAGATTGATATACATTATATCTTGTAATCTTAATGACACCGATATTATTGATAATGTAGAAGAGTGGATTAATAGATGTAAGGTGAGAACAACTAATATAACACCAAAGACAACCCATGTTCAACTAGGAAATGCCGAACTAAACTTCAAATTAATTAATGAGAAGTATATTGATGGTAATATTAATAAGAACTTTTTGAAAAAGTTTCCTATTAATGGTTGACAATGACTATCACTTTTTAGTAGGATGGACACAATGATGAAATATTTACATAAGGAGACTAAATGAGTAAATGGACATATGACCCCACCGAGTCGGTCAATATCGGTGGTAAAAACTTCCACATGACCCAACCTAGAAAAGAGTTTATTGATGCTCTTAAAACGAAATATCCTAATCAACTACAGTTCACTAAAGAACAGTTTGATGCATTGGGAGAATTTCCATATTGGTTGAAATCAAACAGATACAATTTTAAAGATGGTGCTGTTTTCAATCTTCAACCAATTCTTGCAATTGACAATAATGGCACAACTGTTGCAGTTCCTCAACCAGAGGCTACAGTAAAAGTTGCAACTGTTCCGAGTCCACAAGTTCAGAACATGCCTGTTGCGGCTGCTACTCAATCAGTAAATCTGATTGATGATAAAGTCAAAATCATTCCTGAGAAAATGTCGAACTATGTTCCTTTTGGACATTTTAAAGATGTTAAAGGTATCTTAAAATCGAAATTGTTCTTTCCTGTTTTTGTAACCGGCCTTTCAGGTAATGGTAAAACATTAATGATTGAACAAACATGTGCTCAGTTAAAAAGAGAATTGTTCAGAGTGAACATTACTATTGAAACTGATGAAGATGATTTAATGGGTGGACACACTTTACAGAATGGCAACATTATCTTTAGAGAAGGTCCTGTTATTAAGGCGATGAGAAAAGGCGCTGTCTTACTTCTAGATGAAGTAGACCTAGGGTCTAATAAACTCATGTGTTTACAATCAGTTCTTGAAGGTAAAGGTTACCTTATCAAGAAGACTGGTGAATGGGTGACACCAACACCAGGGTTTACAATCGTTGCGACTGCTAACACTAAAGGTCAAGGTTCAGAAGATGGCAAGTTCATAGGGACTCAAATCATGAACGAGGCGATGTTAGAAAGATTTGCGATTACAATGCAACAAGAATATCCTCCAGTAACCACTGAGAGAAACATTCTTAAAAAAGAAATGGCATTGACAGGTCCTGTTGATGAAGATTTCTGTAAGAAACTAGTTGATTGGGCTGACATAATCAGAAAGACTTATTATGAAGGCGCCATTGATGATGTGATAACAACAAGAAGACTTGTTCACATCGTAAACGCTTTCAGAATGTTTGATGACAAGTTAAAGTCAATAACAATGTGTATCTCTAGATTCGATGAAGAAACTAGAAACGCTGTTCTTGACCTTTACACTAAAGTCGATGCTGGGGTAAATCCTTACGAAGAGGAAAACCCCCTTGCAGAAGAAGACGCTTCAGAGTATAATGGAGACGATGAGTAATAATATAGATTACAAATACAACGAGAAAGAACTCCTCAAGGAGTTCTCTCTCTATGTAGATAAAACTTATGAACAACATTACTCTAAAGACAAATTTCAAGCTACAGAGTTCATCATGGATGGTGGACATGGCGAAGGTTTTTGTATTGGGAATATCTTAAAATATGCCCAAAGATACGGAAAGAAGGACGGTTATAATCGTGCCGACCTGTTGAAAGTTATCCACTACGGATTTCTTGCTTTATATAATCACGATACATTTATGGAGACTAACGAATGAAAATTTCAAGTGAAACTCAGGCGATATTAAAAAACTTCGCCACTATTAATTCGGGTATAAAAGTTGGTTCAGGTAATCAACTTACTACAATATCGAATATGAAAAACATTCTTGCAGTTGCAAATGTTCCAGAAACATTCAACCAAGAGTTTAGTATATACAACCTAGTAGAATTTCTAGGTGCAATAAGTCTAACAGATAATCCAGACTTTAATTTTAGTGAGGCATCATTAAGTATTACAGATGCAGATACATCTTTAACTTATTTTTATGCATCAGAGGGCATGGTAATGTCACCTGAGAAGATGATAACAATGCCAGAGGCAGAGATTAATATTGAATTATCATCAACACTATTAACTGAATTACAGAAAGCTGCTTCAGTTTTAGGCGTCAATGATTTAATCATGACATCAGATGGTTCAAAGATTGAACTACAAGTAACCGACAAGAAGAATCCAACTTCGAATACTTTCTCTAGAATAGTAGGAGAAGGAAATGGTTCTACTTTCACCATGAACTTCAAGATTGAGAACTTGAAAGTTTTAGATGGCAACTATGCAGTTGCAGTATCATCGAAAGGTATATCTCATTTCAAGAATAAAGATATAGACCTTGAATATTTTATCGCTTTAGAACCTGATAGTTCTTATAGTGCTTAATAAATATATAATGTGTGAAATAGCGCCAGTCTCCGCTCTTTTCATGGGAGTATTAGAAACTCATCATCATTGGTCTAATACACGAACACTCGGTGGGGTTTGTTCTTTTTAATTATGAGTAAAGAATTTTTATATGTAGAAAAGTATCGACCACAAGAAATTATCGATACAATTTTGCCTAAAGGCGTCAAAAAAACATTCAATGAATTTGTTTCTAATCAAGAAATACCTAATCTTTTATTGTGTGGAACGGCAGGAACAGGCAAAACAACCGTCGCTAAGGCGTTGTGTAATGAGTTAGGAGCAGATTTTATTGTCATAAATGGCAGTGATGAGGGCCGACTTATCGACACTTTAAGGACAAAAATCAAGAATTTTGCATCTACTGTATCACTTTCTGGTGGTCCAAAAGTAGTTATTTTAGATGAGGCAGACTACATATCTGCGGATAGTGTTCAACCTGCACTTAGGAACTTCATAGAAGAGTTCTCCGCTAATTGTAGATTCATCTTTACATGCAACTATAAGAATAGAATCATAGCGCCATTGCACTCCAGATGCACGGTAATCGACTTCGCAATACCAAATAATGAGAAACAAATTCTCGCTATGGAGGCATTAGGAAGATTAAAGTATATCTGTAATGATGAAGGTATCGATTATGATGAAAAGGTTCTTGTAGAACTTATCATGAAATTCTTTCCAGATTTCAGAAGATGTATCAATGAAGTTCAGAGATATGGTGCATCAGGTGTCATCGATAGCGGTCTACTAGCGACGCTTTCAGAGGAAAAACTAACACCTCTAATCGATATGTTGGCAGATAAAAACTGGTCTGGAATGAGAAAATGGGTCGGTCAGAATTCGGATAATGATTTTAATTCTTTATATAGAAAGGTATTTAATGCTCTAGAACAGAGATTAGAACCTGCATCTATACCTGCATGTGTATTGTTTATTGCAGATTATCAATACAAGTCTGCATTTGCAATGGACAGTGAGATTAATTTTGTTGCATGTTTAACTGAAATAATGTCGGAGTGTAAATTCAAATGACACAATATGATGAAGTAGTAGAATATCAAAGACTTTTAATAGAGGCAGAAGAGTGGTCGTGGGGTTTTAAATCTCTACATATACATTCATTGTCTAGTATGTGGTATGATGATAGACCAGAAGATACCGCAGACGGAGAAAGAGTTACCGATGTTCAACATAACAACGGTGTAATAATCAGAAGTAAGAATGGAAAAGAAATTCATAGATTCGGTGAAGCGAAAGAGGGTGAAGACCTTGTTCGTTCTTATGTAAGAAACAGTCAGCGATGACTAAAAGAAATCCATTCGATTTCGTAAAGTCGGTCTCTTACGACAAAAAAGACATCATGGTTGATGATGTCGAAGAGAAAGCCTATCAACCATTCTTAATCAATAAAGCATTATCTTATCATCAAGATTCTGTTTTTCTTGTAAACGAAATGAATGTCCGTCATAGCATGGACAATCGCCTTCAATACTTGTTTTTCATAAATACTCTTAGAAAAAGACAAAGATTTTCGAAATGGCATAAACCTTACACAAGTAAGAAGTTAGATACAGTGAAGAGTGCCTTTGGTGTATCAACTCAAAAAGCCAAAGAATATCTAGAGTTATTAAATGATAAACAGTATCGTGACTTGAAAAACAATATGAAACTTGGTGGCAAGAATAATGGATGAATACGATTTAGTAAAAGACCTAATAGAAATTACCTTTCCTGAAAAGGACGACTTCTTAAAGATAAGAGAAACCTTATCTCGTATAGGTGTGGCATCTAGAAAAGAAAAAGAACTGTTTCAATCATGTCATATACTCCACAAAAAGGGCAAGTATTACATTGTTCATTTCAAAGAACTATTTAAACTAGATGGTAAACCAACCAACTTTGATGAGTCAGATATTGCTAGAAGAAACACTATCATAGACTTATTAAGACAATGGAATCTAGTATCAATAGTTATTCCTACTTCAATTACAGAGCCTAGAGCACCACTATCTCAGATAAAGGTTATACCTTATAAAGAGAAATCAGAGTGGAAATTGACTCAAAAATACTCAATCGGCAACTCAATTTCATAAATACCTCTGTTAATTAATTTAACAGGAGTAAATATGTTAGAATTCATAGAATACATCATAAGGATAATTCAAGTTATCCCTTGGTTAGTTATGGGTGCATCATTAGTTGCAGCTTTAACACCAACTCCAATAGACGATGGTCTAGTCAAAAAGGCTTATAAAGTCCTTGATTGGTTCGCATTGAATGTTGGGAAAGCAAAGGACAAATAATTCCAAAAACCCCCTTGTCGATTATTAGGTAACCAAGTATAATGGTAACTACATAATAAAAGCAGAGGTAAAATTATGGAATATGTTATTGCAATAGCAGTTATCTTAGTTGTAGGATATCTTGCGTTTCCTCAAAAGTTTCAAGACTTTTTTGGTAGCTCAAGTTCATCTAGTTCGACTACTACAACTCCTTCGCCGGCACCGGCGCCAGTAGTTGCAGATACGAACAACAACGGTATTACTTCGAAAGCTGAACTTAAATCTTTAACTAAAGTTCAACTTGTCGATTTTGCTGACAAAAACTCTCTTAAAATTAAGAAGAGTGGAACGAAAGCTCAGGTAATCAACGAGATACACTCGCAATTAAAGTAAAAAGTCTTACATAGACTTTAAGAAAGGGACCATTCTGGTCCCTTTTTTTATGGAATCCAACGACTTAATTACATAAATAATGGTAATATTATGAACTGGATAGAATTTTTAGCTGAAGTCGGAGCGCCAATTTTTGGTTCTCTAGTCATGGCTTTCTTTATCTTTCTAACTCTAAAGTATATCCTTGAAGGTGTTCTTGACAATGTTAAGGGACTTACAGGTATTATTGCTATGTTAGAAGATAGGGCGAGAGTCATGAATAACGATATTATTAAGATTGACTTATTAATATCGCAGGCGCTTGAGCTTAAACCTGATTTAGAAAGGGTTGCTCGTGCTGAGAATTTCGTAGAAGATGGAAGTATCGATGCAAGAAGAGATTAACGCAAGCGAAATAGAAGATATAACAGATTTAGAACTTGATTATCTTTCTCCTGTTGCAGACATGCTTAATGAATTTGGGTTTCCAATTATCATTGCATTAGCAATGGGATACTTTATCTACTTTGTCTGGAAATTTGTGACTGAGAATCTAGAACCGCAGATTGATAAACAACAAACGACTCTAGTAAAGCTTATTGACCAAATGAGAATGTTGGACCAAGACCAAATAAGACTTCAAGAGAAACTCAATACTGTATTAGAATATAGAGAATCTCAGATATTAAAGGAGAAGAAAAGTGAAAAAGAAAATTCTTAATTCAATATTATTAACAATGTTGCTTGTTGCACCTTTAAGTGCATCTGAAATAAAACACAAGTTTAAAAATCCTAGTTTCAGTGGTATTGGAACAGGAGCACATTATCTCACCATTGAGAACCAAGAGTTCTCTCGTAAAAAGGAAATAGAAGAAGCGTTAGAGGCTGCAAGAAGAGCTGCTGAAAGAGAAGAAGATAACTCAACCCTTGCAAAATTTATTAGAAATTTAGAAAGCCGAATCTACGCTCAAATGGCAAAACAACTTGTCGAGTCTATGTTCTCAAATGACGGTTCTGTTAGATTTGGTTCTTTTATACTAGAAGGAAACACGGTAACATATGAAGTAATTACAAATGAAGATGGTTCTGAATTTATCAGAATGACCATAGTTGGTTCCGATGGAACTGAAACAGTAATTGAGATACCTATAGGTACCGGAAACTTTGGACAAGACCCCGATGGAAGTGGTTAAATATTTACTTAGTCTAACACTCTTACTATCTGGCTGTGCAT